AAATCAAAGATAAAGTTATCGGTCAAGATGACGCTATCGGTAAGATAACCAAAGCGATTAAGAGAAATCGTGTTGGTATTAAGAATCAAAACAAACCAATTGGTTCATTTATGTTCCTTGGTCCAACTGGTGTTGGTAAAACACACTTAGCTAAGAAATTAGCTGAAAGTATATTTGGTTCACCAGACGCTCTTGTTCGTGTTGACATGAGTGAGTTCATGGAGAAACACTCTGTATCTAAATTAATCGGGGCACCTCCAGGATATGTAGGTTACGAAGAAGGTGGACAATTAACTGAGAAAATCAGAAGAAAACCATATTCAGTAATCTTATTGGATGAAATCGAAAAGGCACATCCTGATGTATTTAACGTATTACTTCAAGTATTAGACGAGGGTCACTTGAGTGATGGTTTAGGTAGAAAGATTGATTTCAAGAACGCACTTATCATCATGACTTCTAACGTTGGAGCACGTAAACTTCAAGAGTTTGGATCCGGTGTTGGGTTTGGAACTAAATCTAAAACTGATGGTGTTGATGAAGCAGCTGAATCTGTTATTCAAGATTCACTTAAAAAGGCTTTCTCACCAGAGTTCTTAAATCGTCTTGATGATGTTATCATCTTCAAATCTTTAGATAAAGAAGATATTAAGAGAATTGTTGAAATTCCTCTTAACGAAGTAATCGAAAGAGTAAAAGAAATGGGTTATGACCTTAAGTTTGATGAGTCTCTTAAAGAGTATCTTGTTGAAAAAGGTTATGACGAAAAATACGGAGCACGTCCTCTTAACAGAGCAATCCAAAAATACGTCGAAGACCCAATTTCTGAAAAAGTATTAGATGGTGGTATTACTGTAGGTGATATACTTACAATATCTTATGATACTAAAAATGAAAATGTAAAAATTGACATTAAAAAGCCTAAAGCTTCTAAGAAAAAAGAAGATAAAGGTAAGTAATATTAAACCCCTCTAATGAGGGGTTTTTTATTTAAAATAAATTACTATATTTGTGGAAAATTAAATTATGGGTCTATATATAAGAAATAAAAAAACTTTAGAAATAAAAAAAGTGACTACTAATCGTATTATAAACACAATTTCCGTGTTTTTAATTATATTAACTGTTACATTAGTATTAAGTTATAGATATGGATTTAAAATTGGTAAGACATCTAGAATAACAGAAGAAGATGTTGTATTAGTTTATCAAGAAAGAGAAAACCATGGGTTTACTAAGAGAAAGTTTTTAGAATATTTAAAAGAAATTAATATAAAATTCCCTGAACTTGTATTTGCTCAGGCAGTTAAAGAGTGTGGATTTAAGTCACCTATTTGGAAACATAATAGGAACCCATTTGGTATGAAAGAAGCAACTAGAAGACCTAATAAACAGAATGGCACCCAAATGGGTCACGCTTATTATAATACTTGGAAAGATGCGGCAATTGATTATGCTATGTTACAATCTTATGTTGGATTGAGTAAAATGAAAACTGAGGGTGAATATCTTATTTATCTAAAAGAAATGAATTATTATGATAGAAACCACCCAGGGAATGTTAGTTATTTAAAAGATTTAATCTACATCCGTAATCATATAGAAAAATACATTAAAGATTAAATTTTATTTTTACCACCATAAGGTATTTTCATAACTGGAAATTTGTCTCCACTTAATTTATGGCCTTTTCTTGGTAACTCTACTCTATCTACATCGTGGAAATTTAAAAATTTTTTAACTTCTGATTTAAATAAATCCATAACCTGATTATGTGTTAAATTAGGGTTATCCTTCTTAAGAGAAACCATTACCTCAATTAAATTATCTTGGATGTTAGAATTACCCTCTCTAATTAATCTTTGTGCTTTTTTATAATCCTCAGTCATTGTGTATCAAATATATCCGCTACCGGCGTTATTGTATTGTTATTTCTAGTTAATTTATCTTCTTGGGTTAGTTAACCACCAATTTTAGGTGTTACAGCATTTAATTCTTCATATATCACTGATTTAAGTTCGTCTTCAAAATTACTTTGTAATTCTTTAAGAAAGAATGTACCCATTTTACCAAAATACATTAAACCAGATATATTTGTAATACATTTATGTCCACCACTATTAGCTTGAACTATATCCCACCCAGAAATTGTTAACATTTTAAGTGCTTTCCTTTCTCTATCGTTTAATTCAGTATACGGTTTATTTAGTATTTTTTTTATTGCATTTTGCCATCTTTCTACAGTATAATCTGGTGCGGCACCATTAGGTACGGTATCCAAACCATTAATAGATTCACCATATATAGCAATTAAATCGTTATATGTAAAACCAATACTCTCAGGTCCAAAAGATTTATGTTTTTCACCAAAATACTTTAATGAATCAACAGTTACTTTAAAATCTCGTAAAGCTGTTTCAGACTTACTTAATACCCTTTGAGCTATTTCACCTAAGTTGACACCTTTTAATGTTCTTTCAGTTTTGAAAGGGTTACAACTAGCCTGTAGTAAACCTAAAGGCCAAGCTATAATTAAAAAATTAGCATCAGGAAAATTTTTAAATGGTACATATCTATCATAAGAACCAGGCTTTATCATAGAACCACCACCGTATTGTGAAATAACACCAGTTACTGAATCATACTTAACTTTATCACTACCTTTCATCTTTTCAGAATAGTCACTAGCGTGTTGTGTCATAACCTCTGGTGAAATATACCCCTCTTCTTTAGCCAAACCAACTATATTTTGGTATATATTTAAAAGGGATGGGGTACAACCCATAACTAACTTTTCTAAAAATCTTGGTTTGTTTTTGTAAGCTAATAAAAGTTTATTTGTTACAAGGGCCATAGCTTTTTTATTATGTTCAAGACTTTTTTCCTTATCTAAAACAAAAACATAGTTCATAACCTCTTGAGGTGTTATACCTAAACTAGCGTAATTAGCACTATCTACTGTAGATATCATCAAAACATCTAAATGTGGGAATATTTCTTTAGGTGAAACTATTTGTGATATTGTTTCAACATTAGACCTAGCTTGTCTAAAAGATTTAGAACTATCATCTGATGCACCGATTTGTTTATCGTGATGGTCAGTATGAATTATGAACATAGGTTTACCGTGAGCAAAGTCAACTAAGACTGGCATAATATCACCTTTAGCCATTGGCTTTTTAATAGCGAACTCTCTATCACCATATTGAATAACTTCACAGTCTACCACCTCAATTCCGTAACTTTCTAAGTAATGTTTCATTGCGATAGCAGTTGTAACACCATCAGTATCCTGATGGAAATAAATCTTTGCACTATCATATCTCTGAGCTAGTTCCTTGATGTTTCTAACACCAGATTCTAAAAGGATATTTTTTTCTAATAATAAAGTCGACATTAAAATTCTTTTATAATAAATATCACGATCTTTTATTCAATTCTTCTTCTTGAATTTTTATGTGGTGTTCGATATACCATATGGCCTTCTTCAGATCCTCAATTTCCTTGTTAGTGTTTTTCTTACCGGCTCTTGAAATATATTTTATAGCATTACCTAATGAAAAACCTAATTTCCAATTATCTATAACTTTAATTGCTTCATAAATATTATTTTCACCACCATAATGTACTGGATGATTCACTTGTTCTTTATTCATAATAAATTTGTATAATTAAAACTATTGTTATATCTTTGTAATTGTAAACAAAAACCCAATAAACTGTATGTCAAAAATTAAAGAGACCGCACAAATAGTAAAACTAACAGACTTCGATTTTCCACCAGAAGTTTTTATACCATTAAAAAGTGGTAAATTTATTGACACAATAATATCCAAAAAGGGTGGTACAATGCCTGCAACTATAACAGTTGTTGTTGGTGAACCTGGTTCGGGTAAAACTACCATGCTTGTTGATAAAATGGCTGGTATTGAATCTATTGATAAAAATAAAAAATGTCTTTACATATCTTCAGAAATGAACCCAATTGATAATATGGAACTAGCTGAAGAATTACCTCAATTAATGGATTTAAATACTTTATATCTGGCTGATTATGAAGATCCTAAAACTATTTTGGAAGATGTTCTTGATATTGGTTGGGATTATGTCTTAATTGATAGTTTCATGGATGCTAAAGATAAAGTTAAGGATACTGCTAATATGAATGCAACAACTGTTGAAAGCTGGTTGATTGGTTTAATGATTAGACATACCAAAGGTCAAAATAAAGCTAAAAAATACACCGCTTTTGATGTCATCCAACATATTACCAAAGGTGGTGAGTATGCGGGGTCAACTAAGTTAAAACACAATACAACCGCAATGATGTATGTTCGTATCGATGAACAAACAAATCAACGTTATCTTGTATATGTTAAAAACCGTAGAGGTAGTATTCGTAAGAAATTATATATGATACTTGAAAACGGTGTTTTAGCTTATGATGGTAAAAAGTATGGTGAGTTAGAAAAAGCTATCAACATCCAAAAACAAATGGATACATTCCAAAATGATAATGAAGCTAGATTGATGGATTTACTTAAAACCTCTGAAACTTCAGATAAAGAAATCTATAGTAAAATTTCTTTAGTAAAACAACCCACAATTGAGGAAGAAATTATGAATGAGGTACATGAGTTATCGTTGAAAGAAATAGATAATCACTAAGGGGGTTGTATTTATCATAAAGTATCATTATATTAAACAAAAAGAAAATAAAAACATGGAAAACATTAACTACGACAATTTTAAAAAAGAAGTAAAAGAAAACTACCCGATTCGTAAGAATTTAACATTAGCTGAACTTAATATCGATTTTGAAGATGTTGAGAGTCGTAATGGTAATATTACTCTTGAGGGGGTTAAATTAAAGTTATCTTCAGGGGCTTTTAAGTCACTACTTAAGACTTTAAAGATTAGTGATACCTTTATTGGTAAATTCACAGACATTTTCGGTATGAATTCTCGTAACCAATTGGTTAAGATTATTAAAACCAAGTTAGCAACATCAAAAGATATGAAAATATCTATCTACATTTCACCGTCAACAATGAGGGTGGTTGCTATTACTGACGCTGGTAAACCTTACATATCACCAGAGTTCTATTTTGATATGGTTGAGAATGTGATTAATGACCATGATTTGGGTATTAGTAACATGTCAATTTCAAGTGATGGTAACATTCAGATTTCTACCATTAAAAGTGGTTGGGGCTTTGATATACCTACATTAAAAGATGAGGCTTTTCATACTGGTGTTATTGTAACAGCTGGTCCAACTGAAGATATCGCGATTGACCCATATATTTTACGTCTTGTTTGTGAAAACGGAATGGTTGGTCCTCGTCGTCTTGAAATGGGGCCTCGTTTAACCAACAATAGTGTTGAAGACATTAACCGTTTTATGAATGAAATTAAAGGTTT